ATCAAAATGCCGCCAGCGCCGCTAAGTACTTTCAGCACCAATACTCAGCGCAAGACCTAGTTATTGACACAGACGCCAATGCCCTTAACATTGCCGCAACCTATTGCGCCACGAGAGCCGAGACCACAATCCGCATCGATGCCATGACTGTTGATCTACTAGACCCAGCAGTACCTACTGACACAATGATAGGTCTGGACTACTTCACCAACGTCAGAATTTCCAACATCCAGCCCGACGGATCAACTATTGTCAAGACCTTGCAAGTACAGGGATTGAAGTGGGAAATCAGCCCAAACGCAATGCAATGCACAGTTACAACACTTGAGCCCATCGTCGATGGATTCGTATTGAATAGCTCTGAACGCGGTATAATTGGCGTCAGCGCGATGACTTACTAGGAGATATAAATGGCAACAGGCTTTCCAGCAGCAACCGGAGACATCCTTACAGCGGGCATGTTTAACGGGCTCATCACCTTTACCATCGGCGCAGATAATACAGATAATTACACAGCGGTATTGAATGACCAATACCAAGTACTTGAGGTCATGAATAAGGCTACAGCTGTTGACTTTAAGATTCCTACCAACGCTTCTGTCGCTTTTCCGGTAGGCACAGCAATCACCATTCTTAACAAGGGCGCTGGACTCTGCACGATCAGCGCAGTTACCTCAGGCACTACCACAGTCCTTTCAGCCGGTGCGGTAGCAGCAGCTCCAACACTTGCTCAATATAAAACAGCGGTCTGCATTAAGACAGCCACAGATACTTGGTACGTTGCCGGTGGTATTGCCTAGTGATTGGTGCAATTACAGCAGGGCTATTTAGTGCTGGGGTAGCTCCTGTCACTAATTCTTACGAGTCAATTGCGACTGTAACAGTTGGAGCGGGTGGGTCTAGTTCAATTGATTTTACTTCTATCCCATCTACCTTTAAGCACTTGCAGTTGAGATGGATTGGGCGAGGCACTGATGCCTCAACTGGAGTTGGACTTCGTTGGAGATTTAATGGTGACACTTCAGGCTTGATGCCAAGTCACGCGATTTACGGCGATGGCTCTAGCGCAACTGCAACTTATTATGGGTCAAATAATCCAATGTCTTTAGGTGGTTTTACTGGTGCTAATTCAACTGCTAGTGTGTTTGGAGCAGGTGTTTTAGATTTACTTGATTACGCGTCAACTTCTAAATTTAAAACTGTTAGATTGCTTGATGGTCGTGATGTTAATGGCTCTGGTTTTATATTCTTTGAGTCTGGACTTTATCAAAGCACAACCGCTGTTAGCCAAATTGCTATTATCTGCTCGGCTGGCAACTTTGCGCAGTACAGCCAATTCGCACTATACGGGATTAAGGGGTAATCAATGGCATCAACTTACACACCGATAGCGACTACAACGCTAAGCAGCGCAGCAAATAGCGTAACCTTTAGTTCTATCTCGGGTTACACAGATATTAAATTAGTTATGAATGGTTCATACAACGCAGAGGATTATGCCTGTTATCAATTTAATGGCGATACGGGAACTAACTATTCTGAGACTCCGATAGTTGGAAACGGCTCAAGTGTTTCATCAGGTGGAGCAGCAAACCGAGCCTTTATCTTTACCCAAGCGGTAGCAGGTGCAGGAGTAAGGTTTATGATTGAATCAAACTTTATGAATTACGCAAACAGCACAACCTATAAAACTGTATTAAGTCGCACCGACTGCGCTTCTCGCGATGTGACTGCAAGCGTTGGATTATGGCGTAACACAGCAGCCATTACTTCAATCAAACTTTATGGCTTAGTTGGAAATAACTTTGAGGCTGGCTCAACCTTTACCCTCTACGGAATCGCGGCTGCATAATGCCTAATACATTTGAACTCATTGCCTCAAGCACAGTAGGAGCAGGTGGGGCTGCGAACATTTCCTTTACTTCTATCCCCAGCACGTTCACAGACCTTGTTGTTAAGTTCTCAGCCCGCAACGTATCCTCAAGCAACGTCTTCGGAATTGTGGGAATTAGCTTTAACGGGGGCACTAGCAATTTGACTGCCAAAATCCTTTATGGCTTCGGCAGCGGAGTCGGTTCTCTTTCAGCTTCAGGAAACCCTGGAATATGGACATATCAAGACTCTGCAACTTCAACCGCTAGCACTTTTGGTAATGGTGAGGTTTACATTCCCAACTATGCAGGATCAGCATATAAATCTATGAGCCTTGATGGAGTGAACGAGAACAATGCCACAGACGGGCGGCAGACTTTAACTGCTGGGCTTTGGTCTGATACTTCTGCAATTACTTCAGTTCAACTAACATCTTTCGACAGCGGTCTCGCTGCTTCTAATTTTGCTCAATACACAACCGCATACCTCTACGGCATCAAGAACTCATAAGGAGAAAACAATGGCAAATCCAACAAGAATAGAGATTGACTGTTCCACCGGAATTGAATCAATCATTGAACTCACCGATGCCGAAGTAGCAGAGATGGAAGCGCAAGCAGCCATCGCAGAAGCCAAGCGAGCAGAAGATGAGGCAGCAGCAGAGGCTAAGGCAACTGTTAAGGCTGCCCTGCTAAATCGTCTTGGCATCACAGCCGAGGAAGCCGCACTACTACTGGCATGACACCCAAGTTATGCAAAGCCGGACAACAGTTAAGGCTTCAGATAGATGATTCTTATCCAGATAGGGATAGAACCTCGGACGGCTGGATTGGCGACACACGTCATTCAGCACGTCCTTCTGACCACAATCCTGATGCAGCGGGTATTTGTCACGCCATTGATATTGACAGGGATTTATCTGGAAAGGCAAAGCCTGACCTCATGCCTGACCTTGCGGATCAGATACGACTCTTTGCAAAGCGTGATAAGTCAAAACGCATCAGCTATCTCATCTTCGCAGGTAAAATTGCTTCCCCTCGCATGGGCTGGCGCTGGCGTAAGTATTCTGGAATCAATCCGCATAATTCGCATTTGCATTGTTCTTTCAATTCTAAGACTGACCACGATGGTTCGTTCTTTAATATCCCAATGATAGGCGGCACTAAATGACAATCAAACATCCTGCGTTCGTAGCTCTTGGAGCCTTCCTTGCAGTCTGGGGAACAACCTCAAACTTCGACCTTAACTACCGCTCAATCTTGGGCGCAGTTGTCGCTGGCGTATTCGGGTACGCATCACCTAAGAAATGAGCGCACAGGACTTTGCGGCGATTGCCGTCGCTATCATCACAGTACTTGGCGGCGTTGCAGCTTATGTCCAGTTCATGATTAAGCATTACCTATCAGAACTTAAGCCAAACGGCGGCTCATCATTGAAGGATCAGGTTAATCGATTAGAAGCGCGTGTCGATACAATCATCGACCTATTAGGTAAGTAACACTTATCCTATGGCTAAGAAGAAGGTCATAGACCTAGACACCTACAGCGCGCTAGATGCCTACTGCATCGGTATGCACGTCTATTACACCAGCCTTCGCCGCGCCGGTTTCTCTACAGATATGGCTTTTTGGCTTTTACTAGATCGTGAATCTTATCCGGACTGGATACTCCCATCAATCCCTAATCGAATCGATAACATACCTTACGACGACGACGAGGACTAAATGAAGAAGATTGTAATCTTAAGCGATTTACAAGTTCCCTTCGAAGATGTACATGTTGTTCAGAATGTAGCACGATTTCTAAAGACCTTTAAGCCGAATCAAACAGTAACAATTGGAGACGAGATTGATTTTCAAACTATCTCGAAATGGTCAGAGGGAACACCTCAAGCCTATGAGCAGAGCCTCGGCGATGACCGAGACCGATGTGTGCAGCTTCTTTGGGAGTTAGGCGTTACAGACTGCATACGATCTAATCACACAGACCGGCTCTACAACGTCATCATGAAGAAAATCCCTAGTTTTCTATCCTTGCCTGAGCTTCGCTTTGAGAAGTTTATGAAGTTCGATGAGCTGGGCATAACCTTTCATAAGAATCCAATGCCTATTGCGCCCAACTGGGTCGCAGTCCACGGAGACCATACACCCATCAAGCCACAAGGCGGTCTATCAGCCCTTGAGGCAGCCCGTAGGCACGGCAAAAACGTCATCTCAGGACATACTCACAGGGCAGGGCGTAGCGCCTTCACAGAAGCCTCTGGCGGGCGTTTAGGGCGTGTTTTACATGGAGTCGAGGTAGGTAACCTCATGGACTTTAGACAAGCCTCATACACGAAGGGAACGGCTAACTGGCAGCAAGCTTTTGCGATCATGTACGTCAAGGGAACTAACGTTCAGGTGGACATTATCCACATCGAGAAAAACGGCACGTTTATTGTGCAGGGTAAGGTCTATGGAAGGGTTCGCTAGACCGGATTTAGGCGATGAGTCTGTGGATGAAATCGTTATCGTTTCGTTATCTAAAAAAGGTGGATGCTTAATACGGCTGATGTAGTCTTGCCCTAACAACAACAGAAAGGGCTCTACATGACAGTTTTACAGCTAATTCTACTGGCATCACATGGCTTGGTTGCAGTCATATTCTACACTCATGGCAAGCAAGAAGGCAAAATCGAAGGTCGCATCGAAGAATTTCAGAGAGTTAACGGATGAACGCCGGTGACTACCTTAGCGAAGCAAGAGCAGTCATCCAAGATCGTGGAATGGACTACGGACACCCGACAGACAATATGTCCAGAACCGCACGACTTTGGTCTGCATACCTCGAAATGCCGATTAGTGACTTTCAAGTTGCAATGTGTCTTGCAATGGTCAAAATCGCACGAAGCATGGAAAGTGCAAAAGTCGATAATTACATCGACGGCGCAGCCTACTTTGCTATATCAGGACAACTGAGAACAGAGGAGAATGAACTTTATGTTTGATTTGACCCAGTATGAAACTGTTGACCAGAGATTAGAGAAATTTTGGGCAAAGTATCCGGATGGTGCGATTATTACAGAAATGGTTGCACACAAAGATGACCGATTTATATTTAAGGCAAGCGTTTACAAAACTTTTGCAGATCCCTTGCCATTTGCAACAGGATACGCGGAAGAGGTTGTGAGCGGTCGAGGAGTAAACGCCACCAGCGCATGTGAAAATGCAGAAAGCTCCGCGATTGGCAGGGCTCTTCATACAGGTGGAATTTCTAAACATTCAGATGGTAAGCCTAGACCGAGCCGCGAAGAAATGGGCAAAGTTGTCGAAATGAACGAAGTAAAGGCTAACATTGCTAAGGTAAAGGCTAAGATGGCTGAGACTTCTACCCAATACATTCCAGTAGCAAAGGCAGATGATCCGTGGACTATCGCACCAGCACAGCCAGCACAGACTTTAGAGAGTGCAGTCGAGATGGTGAAATCAGGACTTGGTGGCACGCCGGTCGAGGAGACATGTCAGCATGGAACTCGTCAATGGAGAACTGGCACGTCTAAGAGTGGCGGCAAGCCTTATGGTGCGTGGTATTGCGCCGGAGCAAAAGACGGCGTTCTATTAAATAACGCAGACAAGTGCGACCCTGTTTGGTATGAGATTGACAAAGAAACAGGCAAGTGGAAGCCACAGGTGAAACGATAATGGGTCACATACAGTTCTTGAATCAAGATGGCGAATGGGAGTCATTCCCAACCGAAGAGCAAGAAGCTAATCTAAAAGCCAATGCTGAATTACTTGAAGAGCTAGGCTACAAGCTGCTTTGCCAGTTGTGTAATAAGTTCCCAACACGCAATCAAATTAAAGATCGCTATCTTAAGCATGAATGGACATGCGAAGATTGTGGAACTATTAACTCTGCTGGACGTGCATGACACGACACAGAAAAGACCGAGGCTATCGAACTGAGCGAGTGGTTGCAGCCTATCTCTCGCAATGGTGGAGAAGCGCTAGCGTTGGTCGAGGGGCTGGTAAAGATGTTCTCAATGTTCCGTTCAATATTGAGATAAAGGCTAGGTCTGCCTTCCAGCCCCTAGAGTTCTTGCGCCAAGCCACCAAAAGAGCAGGGGGCAAAGAGCTTCCCTTCGTGGTGTGTCGTATGAATGGACAGGGTGAAGATGCTTCCGAGTATCTTGCTTTCATGCGATTTG